CATCTACCGCAGCACTGCGCACCCCGTGGTGAGTTTTTGGGATATGTGCAGCAAGCTGATGGAGAAGTCGCTTTACGGCGGCGAAGAGGTGGTGTATAAATGCGTTACGTTCAGAAAAGAAGAGATCGTCTTGCCCTCGGGCATGACCCTCAAGTATCCGAACTTACGTAACGAAGTCGATAAAGAAACAAAGCAACGCAATTGGGTGTACGGTGAAGATGGCGTCAAGCCAACCAAGCTGTACGCAGGGAAGATAACGAACAACATCGTGCAGGGAACTGCGCGTGTGGTGATGACGGACGGCATGCTACGGGTGGACAAGAAGTACCCCGTGGTAGGCACAGTGCATGATGAATTGCTCTGTGTCGTGCCTGACGATGAGGTCGAGGGTGCCACTGACTGGGTGCTGCAACAGATGATTGCACAGCCCAAGTACATGCCCGGCATACCGCTGAACTCAGAGGTCGGTGCACACCGCCGTTATGGTTTGGCAAAGGGGTGATATGACTTACACAGAGTTTTGGGCGTTTGTAGATGCCGAGTGCATGTACGAGACCATATACGACGACTCCGATGGACGCACCATCGTGGTCATCCGGATGCTGGACCTTTGGGGTCTGGCCAACAAACTTAAACAGAAGGAGAAAGCAAATGAAGCAACTGACACTACCCAAGAAAATCAAAGTGGGGGACAACTGGTACAGCGTGGAGATCGCGGAAGCGATGCGTGAGCGTCTGTACATGGGCGAGGTGCACTACGCCAAGCGCACCATCACACTGGCGCGTAAGTCGTACCACGGCATACCGCTCAAGCTGTCGGCTCTACAAGAGACGTTCTGGCATGAGCTGACGCACGCCATCCTTGAGAGCATGGACCGCCCTGACCTGAACAACGACGAGCACTTCGTCGAGGAGTTCAGCAACAGGCTCAGCAAAGCAATTCAATCTGCGAGGTTTTGATGACAGTTAAATGGTCACACTCAGCGCTCAAGGACTACGAGGGTTGTCCCCGGCGCTACCACGAGGTGAAGGTGCTCAAGAACTTTCCTTTCACTGACACGCAGGCCACGCTGTACGGCAAGGAGTTGCACTCAGCAGCGGAGTTCTACATCAAGGACGACACGCCGCTGCCACCACAGTTTGAGTTCATCAAGGAGATGCTCGATGCGCTCAAGGCCAAGCCCGGTCGCAAGCTGTGCGAGCACGAGATGGGCGTGACGGCCGATCTACGCCCTTGTGGGTTCATGGACAAAGATGTGTGGGTGCGCGGCATTGCCGACTTGCTCATCATCGACGACGAGAACTTGACAGCGCGGGTGGTGGACTATAAAACGGGCAACAACAAGTACCCTGATCGGGAGCAGCTTCGGCTGATGGCTTTGATGGTGTTCGTGCACTTCCCGCACATCCGCAAAGTCAGTGGCGGTCTGCTGTTCGTGGTCAAGAACGACTTGGTCAAGGCCAGCTTCTTGCGCGGTGAAGCCGAGGAGTACTGGTGGGATTACCGGGAGCGCGTCGCCCGCATTGAAAAGGCGCATGAGACCGGGGTATGGAACCCCAAGCCCACACCGCTATGCGGCTGGTGTGTCGTTAAAACCTGTGAGCACAATCGAAAGAGAGATTGATATGGCAACCCGAGACTACAAGAAGGAATACAAACGCGATCTGGAGACCGGCAAGTCCGGTCCAGACTCCGACCAGCATGAGCGCCAACGTGCGCGTCGTGCATACGACAAGAAAGGCATTGATCGTGCAGGCAAAGACATCGACCACATCAAGCCCCTGCGCAAAGGCGGCACATCAACTCCGGGCAACCTGAGACTGCGTGCGAAGAAAGCCAACCAAGGCGACAACAAATAACTCTAAGGAGAAAGCAGTGGACATCATCGACAACAAAGCTGTTGTCTTCAGAACGCGCAACCCTGACAAGTACCGCATCATCCCCAAGCACAAAGTCATCGAACGTGATGACGGCAGCTTCGATGTTGCTGTGTACTGGGGCCTTGATGAAGCGCGTGTCCTGAAGAATCTAGGCGTTAGAGACATCCAATCGCCCATCACTCGGCGCTATGACTGGCCGGGGCGTTACAAGCCCATGGCTCACCAAGTGGAGACTGCATCGTTTCTCACCATGCACAAGCGTGCGTTTTGTTTCAACGATCCCGGCACAGGCAAGACGCTTGCATCGCTGTGGGCTGCTGACTACTTGATGAAGCTGGGCTTCGTGCGGCGTGTGTTGATCCTGTGCCCACTGTCGATCATGCACTCAGCGTGGCTCAGTGATCTGAACAACAGCATCATCCACCGCTCGGCCATTGTGGCCCATCACAGCAAGGCATCACGCCGCATTGAGATGATCCAGCAGGACTACGAGTTCGTGATCTGCAACTACGACGGCCTGAACCTGATTGCCGAAGAGATCATCAATGACGGCCGCTTTGATCTGGTGATTGTCGATGAGGCCAATGCTTACAAGACTGTGACTACCAAGCGATGGAAGACGCTCAAGTCCATCCTCACGCCAAAGACCCACCTGTGGATGATGACGGGCACGCCTGCATCGCAGTCGCCTGCTGATGCGTACGGGCTGGCCAAGCTGGTCAACCCCGACAACGTGCCGATGTTCTTCACAGGATGGCGCGACTCGGTGATGAACAAGATCACGCTGTACAAGTGGGCACCCAAGCCCGATGCACGCGATCGTGTGTTCAATGCGCTGCAACCAGCGATCCGCTTCTCCAAAGACCAGTGCCTTGACTTGCCGCCAGTGATGACGCTTACCCGCGAGGTGCCGCTGACTCCGCAGCAGGTCAAGTACTACAACCTGCTCAAGGACCAGATGCTGGTGCAAGCTGCGGGAGAGGTCATCACAGCGGTCAATGCCGCTGCTATGCTGAGCAAGCTGCTGCAAGTCAGTTGCGGCGCTGCTCTGACAGATACCAAAGAGGTGGTGGAGTTCGATGCGGGCCCTCGGCTTGGCGTGTTGGAGGAAGTGCTGGAAGAGACCGAGCGCAAGGTCATCATCTTCGCGTTGTTCCGCGCCAGCATCGAGACCATCCAGAAGCACCTGACAGCCAAGGGCATCACCAACGAGTGCATCCACGGCGGCGTGTCTGCAACCAAGCGCGGCGACATCATTCACCGCTTCCAGACCGACCCCAACCCTCGCGTGCTGGTGATGCAGCCACAGGCCACAGCGCACGGCATTACGCTGACTGCCGCTGACACCGTGGTGTTCTACGGCCCCCTGATGAGCGTGGAGCAGTACATCCAGTGTATTGCCCGTGCCGACCGCAAGGGCCAGAACTCCGACAAGGTGACCGTCATCCACATCCAGAGCTCCCCCGTGGAGGCCAAGATGTTCAAAGCCCTCGGAGCAAAAGTAAGCGATAGCTCACTTCTGACTGAGATGTTCACCCTTGAAATAAATTCTTGAAAGGGGGTTGCGCCAAGAAAAAACCCATGTAAACTGTCCAACGCTTGACAAAAACATTAGGAGAAAGCAATGACTGAAGACATCGAAGAAGCGCCGGAAGTTGAAGCAATTCCGCTCGACAAGCTGGTCGCCATTCACGCAAAGATCAAGGCCAAGATGGAAGGCCTTGATCGCCAGCTCGCTGAGCTGGATGAGCAGCGCACACAGGTGCGCCTCGCCATCAAAGACCAGATGAAGGCCCTCGGCCTGACATCGGTCCAGACCTCCACGGGAACCGTGTCGTTGATGAAGAAGACGCGCTACAACACGCAGGACTGGGACTCGTTCAAAGCATTCGTGCTTGAGCATCAAGTCGTAGACCTGTTGGAAAAGCGCATCGCCCAAACCAACATGGCACAGTTTCTGGAAGAGAACCCCGGTGTTCTACCGCCGGGGCTGAACTCAGTCACTGAGTTCGACATTCGTGTAACCAAAGCAAGAAAGTAACGCAATCATGAGCAACATTACGCTTTTTAGTTCGTCCAACGTCCCCGCATTCGCTCGTAACAACGAGTTGTCTGAAACAGCCAAGGCCCTGACGGGCGGCGGTGCTGGTGTATCCACCAAGCGCATCTCCATCAAGGGCGGCGTGTTCCGTCTGGTGGCAGGTGGCAAGGAAGTAGCCGCCATCGACGACCGCCACCTTGACGTCATCATCGTCCGTGCTGCCCCCAAGGTCAGCCGCATCTTCTACGCTGGCGCATACAACGCCGACGCGATTGTGCGCCCTGACTGCTGGAGCAACGACGGTGAGAAGCCTGACGCCAGCATCGCTGCTCCCCAGAGCAAGACCTGCATGGGTTGCCCACAGAACGAAGCCGGTTCCGGCAACGGCAATAGCCGTGCCTGCCGCTTCCAACAGCGCCTTGCTGTTGTGTTGGCCAACAACCCTGAAGGTGATGTGCTGCAACTGACACTCCCAGCTACCAGCATCTTCGGTAAGGAAGATGGCGACAAGCGTCCCCTGCAAGCCTACGCCCGCTTCTTGGCAGCGCAGACACCTCCGGTTAACCCCGAGCAGATCGTCACGCGCATGAAGTTCGACACCAAGGCCGAGTCTCCCAAGCTGTTCTTCGCGCCAACGCGCTGGTTGACAGACGACGAGTACCCGATCGCTGTGGCGCAAGGCGACTCTGACGATGCCAAGAAGGCCGTGACCCTGACCGTGGCGCAAGCTGACGGCGTGAAAGCTGCCCCAATGAACATCGGCGGCGCTGCACCCAAGCCCGTAGCTAAGCCAGCGCCTGTGGTTGAGGAGGAAGAAGACGAGGCTCCAGCACCCGCACCGAAAGCTGCCAAGGCCAAAGCTGCGCCAGTGGTGGAAGCCGAAGCTGACGAACCGGAAGTGCGCAAGGAGACCGCCAAAGGTGGTGCCGTGCCTGCCAAGAAGTCCAAGCTGGCTGACATCGTGTCCGACTGGGACGACGAGTAATTAAATCGGGGGGAAAGCGGATGCTGGTGGACCACGACTGACCTGTTGGCAGTGATTAAGTTCATGCGCCATCAGGACCACCAGACGCAGCGAGTACCCCCACCTACAAGGAGAAGAGAATGGATATTGAACAACTCAAACTCGTGTTGGAGACGCTTCAGTCTGTTAGCCATGAAGCCGGTTCGCTGGCGGTGCTGTGGATGTGGCTTAAGTTTGGCGCTGCAGCTGTTGGGCACCTGTCCATCATGGTCGTTATCGTGGTGGTGGCGTACTTCATCTATAACGCTGTCCGCATGAGTTACGGTGACGATGCGTACGAGCGCTTTTTCCGCGACATGCGCGATCAGCTGCGTACAGGAACAGGCGGATGCCTGACAGGCACCGAACGGGACAACACCATGGCCGCTATCCGCGCACTGGTTGCAGACAATAAAGCGCAAAAGCGAACTCCGTAATGGCCTACTCACAAAAAATCATTGACGACGTGATGAAGACTCCCAAGTCTCTGGGCAACCAGCTTGGGCGCTGGGCTATCCACTTGGATTTCCCTGTCACGAAAATCGCCTACGCCCTTGGTGTCACACGCCAGACCGTCTACAACTGGTTCAACGGATCAGAGGTCTTTGTCGCGTACCGCCATCGCGTGGAAACCCTTCTAAAAATCATGCAGTCCTCGCAGAACGCTGACGAGGCATGGAGACGTATATGTCACGAGTACAACCTCAAACCCTGAGCAACGAAGAACTGCTGCGCCACATCTACATGCAGAACTACAACGTGTCCGTTGACTTCGTGAAGGAGCTTTATGAGCGCTACGCTGCGCTGCTGGACACCGCCGAAGACGACCTGAAGTAACCCATTCCCGAAGGACCCTCATGACTCCGCTCGATTTGATGGCGGCGGTTTTGCCGTCTCCGGGTAATGGCTATTACTGCGCGGTAGAACTTACAAAGAAAAAACAACA